TAGGAGGTTTACCTTTCCTTTCTTCCATTTTTTCAAAATATCATCTGCTTCTTCAACGGAATATTCATCTTCATCATTCAACAGAGCGTTTAAAATATCCCTGTCCTGTAAAAACCTTTTTGACTTCATCAATTCGCTTTTTCCGTATTTTACAGATGCCTTATTCTTTGCTTCCATCTGTTAAACCTCCTACACCTGTTCTTATTTCATAACTTTCAAACTTATCCTTGTCTTCCTGTTTCTCCATAACAAATGTTTCATAAGTTACCTGAAACTGCAAAACACCGTCAACCATCTGACCTGTCATTTCTGCTGAATGAAGCTTAAATCCATCAACCTCAATATCCCTTAACAAGTACTGTAATTCTTCCAGCACTTCCATTCCTTCACCATGACAATTATCACTCTTAGGCCAATACCTGATAATAAATGGAACTGTCTTTAGAAATCGTGGTCCAAGTTTACGTCTTAAGGAAGGATTTAAGCACAAAACAGAAAAACAAGGCTCTTTTAGGCTCTGTTTCACTGCTTCTGTATATATCTCATATTTTTCTTCACCGTAGGACTGCCTTATCTGTCTTACAATCCCATCAATCATCTTATTTATCATTTAACTGCTCCTGATAACCATTTTTTCAACTTAGCTTCAAGAATACCCGGGGCACTCTGCCTAATCTCCTGTTCAGACAAAGTAAGCATATACTTTCCTTCAACCCATCCTGTCCCGTTTGCCGTTCTATGGCCAAACTCAACATATGATGCATATTCAACAGGATTGATAATCTCTATTACATATGTATCACCGAAATGATGAACAGTAAGAGAATCTGCATAAGACGTTGCAGCCTGATTGGTTCCAGCCGTCCATCCTCTTCTAAGCGTTCCACCTACTTTTCCTGAATTGGAAGGATACGTACCTACCGGAGTTCTTTTAATTACTTTTGCAAGAAGTCTTGCAGCAATCTCCCTTGATGCAGCTTCAAAAAAATCATCAGAATTTCTTGCCATTGCTTCAAGACTGTCCCTTAACTGCTCCAACTGCTTACAATCAATTTTAGAATCACTCACGCCTTATCCTCCACCAAATCAAGCAAAATCTCCTGATGTGTAGGATAAACCGCAGGTCTTCCACTACTTTTGTAGGCTACCACACCACCAACGCCCTTTACCAATATTTTAGAACCCGGCTTAACATTGATTTCAGGTGCCATAAACAATTTAATGACCTGAGTAACATCTGAATCAGCCTCATTCTCTGAATTGGAACTTATATTGCTGTAAGAAAGTCTGCAACAAACATCTGACTGCACCATTACCTCTTCAAAGTTAGTCACAGAAGAAACAACAACCTTTTTCTTTTCAAAAATATCAGCTCTAAAGTCATATGACATTTCTATTGCCTTTCTGGTTCTTAAAACTGTATTTTTCGAAAGCATTTAATCAGCTCCTCTCCACTGCACCTTAATCTGTTCAGCATAACATTAAAAGCCTCATCAGAAGATGTGCCACCGAAATTAACAGAAGTATCTCCTACCTTTACAGAACTTACTGCCTGCTCTAAGTCAAATTCTTCAAGCTTACCTGTTGTCTTAAGCAAATACAAAAATTCACCGCACACTCTTTCACAGGCTGATTCAAACAATCCCTTTGGAAGTTTCTTAACATGGCATCTGGATTTTAACTCAGAAACAACCTTATCAATGCAGAACATCAATAATGAATAATCATCTTCTGAATACTCATAGCCAATGTTCTTCAATAATTCTATGACCTTATCTTCCAATAACTCCATCTCCTTCCTTTAGCTGTGAATGCGTGTATGACTTTAACTCAGAGTGCTTATACAATGATAAATAATCATTCGAAATAATTGAGACGGATATTGAAAATGTTTCTCCACAGTTTACAATCTGCTTACTTAACTTTGCATCAATAATGATGTTTTTATTCATCAAACCACCTCAATTTGTACTCTCTTTTTCAGTATTTCATCAGCAATATAATATGTAATCTCCAAACAATATCGCATTGACTTACTTAAAGGATTCAACTTCACCGTAATGCAATGCTCATTTATGGTGCAGTTTCCTTCTGTTTCAAGTTCCCTGTCCTTATAGAGCTTATATGTTGCCCTTGATATTTCAAATTCCTCATTCTTTGTAGACTTAACAAGAAATTTTAAATACTTGTCCTCACCTAAAATAAAGTTAATGTTCACACGCATCACCTCTTCTTAATAGTTCTATACAAAAACTGCTTTCTGACAATTCAGAAAAATAATTATCATTTTCCTTTTCAATGTCATATTCTGACGTTACAAAACCAATTTCATAATCATCATTAACGTATGTACATTGGTATGGTAATGGCTCAATGGTAAATTTCATTGCTGTTGCATCATAAGAAAATAACACATCAGTACAATATGCTATGTTCCCGGCTTCATCAAATGCAGTAAGTTCCATTACATACCTTCCACTCTTTTGTGCCGGTACCTCGGCAGTCCAGATGTCTCCCTTCAACCTTGTAAAGATAACATCCTGACCTTCAACCTTACCAATAAGCCTTACTACCATTTAGTCTGTAACCTCCACAGAAATTGTATATGTTGCGCCGGCATTAACTGGATTTGGCGAAATAGTAACTGACTGAATAACCGGTGCAGTCTGGTCAAGTACAACCTTCTTTGTAACTGTAGATGTCTTTCCTGCTCCATCCTTTGCCGTAATGACAATGGTATTTTCTCCTGTCACTAATGTAAGTGTCTTTGTAAAGCTTCCATCACTTCCAACTTCAACAGTCTGTTCAGTTTCACCATTAAGCTTAATAGTAAGAGTTACCGGTGAGCTTGTAACATCATTAGTAGTACCCTTAACAACAAGAGATGACTGATTTGTAACAAGATTGTCAACCGGTGCTGATACTGACAATTCAGGTGGAACAGTGTCAACAGTAAATGTTACACTCTTCTGAGTTGCAACATTACCATCATAATCACTTGCGGATACCTTAATTGTGTGAGTTCCATCTGACAAAGCTGTAGTTGGTGTATAACTACATGTATAATTCTTTCCTGACTGTGTCTTAGTAATTCCTGTTGTAATTGTCTGGCTATCAATAATAAGCTTAATTGTTGATGGATTAACACCTGAATCTGCATCTGTAACAGTCCAGTTAATAACAGGCTTGTTATTAGTCAACTTAGCAGAAGATGAAGGTGCTGTTATTGAAATAACAGGTGCAACCTTTTCCTTAACCTTAAGCTGTAAGCTTGAACCAAGTGTTGTGTCCGTTGCATCCTTTGTCACACTGTTTCCAGCTTCATCAGTAGCCTTAACCTTAACATTATAATAATGTCCATTCTGATTGTATGATGATGTTGACGGAGCTGTTATTGTAGCCTCATACTTCTTAGTTGTGGCATTATATGTCAGTGTATGGGTTTGTCCGTTAATTACAACCTGTACTGTTTTTACTGCCATAGGTAATGCCCTCCTTATCCTAATTTATGTTTAAATGCAACAATTCTAATCTGCTTAGGCTCATAAACAGGATTCCAGTTAGCTGGGTCTGCAAGTTCTACTCTTGAAGGACCTTCTGTCTTTGCCACATTTGCGTTAGTAAAGGCAATTCCTCTAGGATGAAGAATTGTTGTTCTTCTGTTAATAAGGTAATCAACTCCTGAACCCTTTCTCTTTGCTCTATCAGTTTCAGTTGGAACAAATCCTTCAGGATTTCCGTTGCCTAATGCAACTGCTCCATTACCAAAAAGATATGTTGTGTAAGCCTTAGTTTTTGAATCATATGGACATCCATCATCAATAATTACTCTCTTACCCTGATATGTACCAAATGCTACATCGTTTGATGGCTGTACTGTTTCGATAAGATTCTGTTTCTTAAGGTATGCTTCTGTAGCTGAATGCATACAGATACCTGTAAGCTGTGCTTTAGCATCTCCTAACTTCTGTTCTGCATCAATAAATGCTGAACCACTCCAATTAGCTGCATTTCCTGAATTACCTGAAATATCTAAAAGATTAGATGCAAGTCTTGTTTCTGCTGCCTTCTGTGGCTCCTTAACTTCCGGAATTGTTCCAAACACACCATTAAGAATTGCAATAAGTTCTTTCTGCATGTCTCTTGCCCAGAACTGTGCCACCAAATCACCGATTGCTTTCATTGGATCTGCTCCTGAAAGTGCTGCTGATAAATCTGTTGCGCTCCACATTTTTGCTCTTCTTAATACTGCTGCCACATCCTTGTTTGAAGTAATTTTGTTATCTTCAAGGTCTGCTCCTTCAATTACCTGCTCTGATTCTCCTGTTAAATCCTCGAAGAATGGCATAGTTACTAATGGTGATGCCTGAGAAGCCA